TTGATATGTGAGACGGCGAGGGGTTTGATACCGCCGGGATGAGGCGAAATTTAGAGGGACACGGTGGGACGAGGCGCAGTTTTGGGCGGGTCTGCGCGCGCACTGGGCCATGACCCAGCGCATGGCGCGCTTTGATACCAGTGCCCGGCCAGAGGCCTCGAACGCGGAAAATTTGGCGGCGGTTTTGAGACCAGCGGGGCCATCGCGCCCTGCTGTTAGATAGCGTTTGAACGCCGTTTAAACCACCCCAAAACCCCGTCCGCCGACAGGCAGGATCACTTGGAGCACCATGCGGCCGCGTGAGGCTATCCTGCGCAAGCTGTCACAGAGGTGAGGTTGCCGCCTGTCACACGTGACGAGACGCTTTTCCTTCGCAAAATCAAATCGCTAGGCGGGAAAACTCGCCTTCAGGGGCGGCTTTCAGGATGAATGTGCGCGTCACGTAAATTCCGGGCAACCCCCGGCAGCGGATGAGAAATTGGCGCCCCGCTACTCCCCCGCGTCGTACTTCATGGCCCTGAGGATGTGCTTTAACTTCGCGCATGAGAGATGCCCCATCGCGACGGCATCGCGCAGGACGATGCCGGTCATCTCCGGCGGCGTCCATCCAACCTCATCAACCACGTCCTGGTAGTCTTGTGCGCCCTGGGCGATCCGCGCGGCCACCGCATCCGTGCGAGCCGTCGCCTCGGGGCTCATGGGGCGCATCTCCGATTCTTCGCTTTCCTCCGAATCCCCGCACTCGTCCTGCCCCCGCAAAAAGTCCAGCATGATGCTGGCGCGGTTGCGCTGACTATCGGGCACGTCGCGCGCGCGGGCGATACTTTCCAGGTCTTCGATCACGCCGCGCCGTTCTTCGGCCGACAGCCCGTCAATTTTCGCCTCTATTTCATCCAGCCGCGCTGACGCCGCCCACAGCGGCCCCTCGCCCGTCAGTAGCCAGTCGATAGATATCCCAGATTCACGAAGACGGGACAGTTCATCAGCGCCTGGCGACCGTGCCCCGCGTTCGTAGCGTCCATAGCTGTTTAAACTCACGCCTATACGGGAAGCCATCTGCTGCTGGGACAAACCCATATGGGAACGAGCTTGAGCCAAGCGAGCCGAAAAATCGGCGCCTCCGCTTCCAGCTTTCATGGCGTGCTTCCAGCTTTCTGTCTCAAAGCTGGAAATCCTGTCCGTCCTCCGCGTGAGATTTCCAGCTTCCCAAATTCCCCCGAAAAATCAATTGGATAGGCCCTTTCGGGCGCCTCGCGTCGGAGTGAAAGCTGGAAGTGAAAGCTGGAAGTGCCCAAACGGTGTTTACAGCGCCCATATGGGTGTATTATAGATTGCCTATAACACAGACACGGACAGACATCACCACATAGAATGCGAGGCGAAAACATGGCCCAATCCCTCAAGCAAAAATACGGCGTCCCCGACGGGGCGCGGGAGCGAAAGCTGTGGGTGCAGATGCACCTGCGCCTGCGCGGCCTGTCGCTGGCCCAGATCGCGCGCGACAACGGCTGGAGCCACCAGGCCGTGGTCAACGCATTGCACCAGCCGTCCTACCCGCAGGAGGCGGCGATCGCGGCGGCGCTGGACGCCCCCGTGGAGGCGGTCTTCCACGAGCGCTACGACCACACGGGCCGCCGCCTGCACCCACGGAAGAAACGTAGCAACACCGCAGCGGCATGCAATGTCAAAGACGCGGCGGGAGTCTAGCCATGACCGTGCGCAGCGACTGGTCGCGGTCGTTCCAGGACGTGCTCGCGGGCTGGGGCCTGGCGTTGGGGCCTGGCGACGAGCCGTGTCATTTCCAGACATCCTACGAGGAGGGGCCGCGGTGAACGACCGGGAAGCACGGTGGCTTCTGTGGGCGGTGGCCGCGCCCGCCGCCGAGGTCAAGGCGGCGTGGCGGAAATTCGCCGTCGAAATAGATGACGAAGCAGCAAGGTCCGTTGAGACCGCCATCATCCAGCGGTGGCTGGAGAGTGTCCCGGAGGCCGAGATGGAGGCCGTGGCGTGGAGGCCGTACTGATGGCCGAGCACGCCTGCGTCGGCTCGCGCCACCTAAACGGAAGTGGGGAAGGCATGAGCACCAGCACGCCGTACGTCTACCTTCGCAAGGACGATACCCTGGACGAAATCCTGGCTGTGGCGGAGGGGTGGGGCTTTCCATCCCGCGACATCATGGCGGCGGCGCGGCGGCGCCGGGCGCGCGCCCAGGGGCGGCGGGTGAGGCCCGCGCGGGGGATCATTCTGCGCCTGTACGAGGATGACCTGGCCCGGCCTTACGAGCGTTGCGACAGCCAGCCTCTGCACGAAATCGTGGAGGCGGTCGAGCGCTGCCTGGCCGAGGGCGCGGAGGGCACGCGCTGATGGCCAAGCGCACGAGCGACCCCCGGCAATTGGACCTGGACGACTATTACGTCGTGCCGACGGCCCCGGAACCGGCGCCCGGCAGCCTGTCCTACGCGGCGGAGGTTTGCGCGGCGCTGGCGCGGGCGCTGAAGGACACACCGTTGTCACGGGCCGAGGTCGCCGCGCGCATGAGCGACCTGACCGGCGAGGTTATCACCGAGCCGATGCTGAACGCCTGGACGGCCAAGAGTCACGAGCGCCACCGCTTTCCAATTGAGTTCGCGGCGGCGTTCGAGGTGGCGACGGACAGCACGGTGTTGCAGCACCTACTGGCGTCCAAGCGGGGCAGCCTGGTCCTGGTGGGCAAGCAGGCGCGCGATGCGCGATTGGGGCTGTTGCGCCGGAAAATGGCGGAGATGCGCGCGGAAGAGCGGGCGCTGATGCGGGAGTTGGACGAATGACCGCACCCGCACCTGCACCAGCGGAGGTCACAGCCTCGGAGATCGCCGAGGCGACCGGCAAAAGTCGGCGGCAGGTGACGAGTCTGGCTAAGCGCGATGCTTGGCCGGCGCGGTCGGAGCCGGTGCGCGGCGGCAGGCGACAGCTATTCGACGTCGCCGCCCTGCCGTCGGAGATTCAGTGGGCGCTGGCGGCGCATCAGGCGCGGCGGACGGCCCCCGCCGAGTCCCCCGGTCAGGGCGAGGTGCCAGCGGCGGCACGCGAGGCCGTCCCGACCGATGTGGCCGACCTGGCGGATTGGCAGCGGACCTGCGCGGACGCGCGGGCCGTGGTCCTGGGCCACCTGCATGCCATTGCTGCGGGCTGCGGGCTGAACAAGGCGGTGGCAGCGGTGGCCGAGGCCGCGCGGGCGGGGGCGCTGCCGACACCGGTGGCCGCCGTGGTGCCGCGCGCCAATGCCCGCGCCGGACGGGACGGTGACCGGACGCTGTCACCGGCGACGCTGAAACGCTGGCACAGCGCGCACAAAAAGCATGGCTGGCCGGGTCTGGTGCCACGCGACGGCACCCCGCCGCGCGCGGTGCCGGCCTGGGCGCCGCACCTGCTGAAGCTGTATCAACGCCCGACCAACCCCAGCTTGGCCAAGGTGGTCGCGGACCTGCCGGCGGTGCTGCCGGACGGCGTGCCGGCGCCGAGTTACACCCAGGCGCACCGCTTCGTGCAATCGATGCCGCCGGCGGAGCGCGAGCGCGGGCGGCGGGGACCGAACGAGTTGCTGGCGCTCCAGGGGTTCAAGCGCCGGTCCACCGAGGACTACGCGCCGCTGGATGTGGCCACGGCGGACGGCCACACCTTCAAGGCCCTGGTCGCGCACCCGATCCACGGACGGCCTTTCGGCCCCGAGGTCTGCACGGTGATGGACGTGGTGACGCGCTACGTCTTCGGCTGGTCGGTGGGCCTGGCGGAAAGCCGCTGGGTGGTGATGGACGCACTGCGCCACGGTGTCGAACAGCTTGGCGTCTGCGCCCTGTTGTTCACGGACAACGGGTCCGGGTTCGTCAATCAGACGCTGGATGACAGCGAGGTTCAGGGCCTGATGGCCCGCTGCGGCATCAAGCACACGACCTCCACCCCTGGCCGGGCGCAGTCGCGTGGCAAGATCGAGCGGCTGCAAGGCAGCCTCTGGAAGCGGGCCGCGCGCGATCTCGTGACCTATCGCGGCCACGATATGGACCCCGAGGCGCGCAAGCGCGTGGACAAGGTTCTGAAGCGCGACGTCAAGAAAAACGGCGGCAGCCGCCACCTGATGACCTGGAAAGATTTCATGTCGTGGGCGCATGCCGCAGTCGGTGACTATAATCATCGCCCGCACCGCAGCCTGCCCAAGACATACGATGCCGAGACGGGCGCGCGCCGCCACATGAGTCCGGCCGAGGCCCTGGACGCCTGGCGGCAAAAGGGCTGGCAGCCGGAAACCCTGCCGCCGGAAATCGTGGAAGACCTGTTCAGGCCCTACGAAATCCGCACGGTGCAGCGTGGCGAGATCAGCCTGCCCTGGGGCCGGTACTACGCGGACAAGCTCGTCCAGTGGCACCGCCAGAAGGTCCGCGTCGGCTATGACATCCACGATGGCAGCCGCGTCTGGGTGCGCGAGCAGGAGACCGGGCGCCTGATCTGTGTCGCCGCGCGGGACGGCAACGTCGTACCGGAGCAGCCCGCCAGCATGGTGGAGCACGCCCTGCGCCAGCGCGCCAGCCGCCGCGTGGCCCTGATCGACCAGCACCGGGCGGAGGCAGAATCGGAGCTTGGCCCGGCGATGCTGGAGACAGAGCCGGACGGTAGCCCGGACCTACCCCTGATTACCTCGATACCGAATGGGATACCGAATGGCCGCGTTTCGGCGGCGCACCAGGCGCCACCACGCCAGCGGGGGCCGTCCCCGGCCGCCGAAAGCGCCCCGCTGCCGACAGCGGACGACGAAGACGACGATCTGTGGGACCGGCTCGGCCAAGTGACGGCTGCTCACATGGCCGAGCGCAAGCCCCAGCCCTGACCACCCGGCAAAGAATGGAAAGAGCGATATGAGCGATATCACGAGCCTGCACGAGACGGAACCGCAAATGAACGGTGGCGAGACAGATGGCCAGCGGACGCCCCAGACGTCCAATCCGGTCCTGGTCGAGCGGGTGCGGGCGACACTCAAGGCCGAGGGGATCAGCCAGGCCGCCGCGTGCCGGGAAATCGGCGTCAGCAGCGCCGTGCTGTCACAGTGGTTATCCGGCGCTTACCGTGGCGATGTGCCGGGCACGGAAAGCAAGGTCGAAACCTGGCTGAAGTCGCGCGAGGCGCGGGCGGAAGCGGCCTCGGTCCTGCCCGCGCGGCCCGCATGGTTCCCCGCGCCAACGGCCCGGAAGATCCTGTCCACGCTGCAATACGCGCAGATGATGGGAGACCTGGCCGTCATTCATGGCGGCGCCGGGCTGGGCAAGACGGCCACCGCCGCGCACTACCGGGCGACCAACCCGCGCGTTTGGATCGCGACGATGGCCCCATCGACCAAGGGCGTCGTGTCCTGCCTTGAAGAAGTCGCAGATGCCGTGGGCCTGCGCGACGCCGGGGGCGGGGCGCGTAAGCTGGCCCGGCTGGTCCGCAAGCAAATCGCGGGCACGCGCGGTCTGCTAATCGTGGACGAAGCACAGCACCTGTCCATGGAAGCGCTGGAGGAACTGCGGACGATCCAGGATGCCACCGGGATCGGCCTGGCGCTGGTCGGGAACGAAATCGTCTACAGCCGACTGACCGGCGGCAACCGTGGGGCCGCATTCTCGCAGCTTTTCAGCCGCATCGGGCTGCCGCTGGCACTTGGCCGCCCCACCACCGCCGACGTCCGCGCCCTGGCGCAGGCGTGGGAGGTGGAAGGCCGCGACGAACTGGCGTTCCTGGAAGGCGTGGCGGCCAAGCCCGGCGCCCTGCGCATGACCACCAAGGTGCTGGTCCTTGCCACCGTGGTCGCGGGCGGGAAACCCCTGGGCGTCAAACACCTGGAGCAAGCCTGGCGCAATCTGGGACGGGAGGCGTGAGATGTTGAGCGACGATCTGGATCACCTCGCCACGGCGCTCTGGCGGACGTGGCATCGCGGCGCCCTGAGCACGCGCCACATCGAGGTCGCCGTCGAGGCGCTGGCCGTCCACGCCGACCGCGCGCGCCAGATGGAGGCCCAGGCCGTGCCGGTCACGGCGCGGGCGAGCCAGGCGGATGGCAACAACGTGGTCGATCTCCGGGGCTACCGGGCAGCGCGCGCCCGTCGGCAAGTCCCTGGCGGCGGAGGTCATGCAGCATGAGCGCGGATTTAAGCACCTACAGCTACACCGGGCGGATCGTGATGATCCGGTCCCTGGGCCTGCGCGGGTGGATCACGGCCTGGCGCGAATGGGGCGGTTACGTCTGGGCCACGGTCGAGACCGAGGACGGCGAGCGCTGGACCAACGTGCCGATCACCGGCGAGCCGGAAGCCGAGGTGGTGCTGGTGGACGCCGACGCGCCGCCCGCCGCGCCCGCGCCCGGCCCGCGCGTGCCCGACCTGTCCGCTGGCGATCTGGCCGATCTCACGGCGCCCGATCTGGCGCGGGCGACCCTGGTGGCGCTGGAGCGCGGCGCGCGTGTGCGGCCCGAGGCCGTCCGCGCCCTGGCCCACGCCGTCTTGCGCCAAGGAGGCGCGTGATGGCCGCGCGTGGGACCGCCCCGCCCGCATCCCCCCCGCCGGGCGCGGAGACGCTGGTGACGGCGCTTGCCGAACTTTTGGCCGCCACGCTGTCAGAGGTCGCCGCCGCGCGGGGCCGCCCCGCGCCGATCCCCCATGCCGAGCGCCTGGCCCTGTCGGGCGCGCTGGTCAACCCCCGTTCAAAGACCCTTCAAAGGAGGCTTTCATGACCACGACCCTGGCCCAGATCGAACAGGCGGCGGAGACCTACCGCGCGCGCCTGGATCACCTGCTGACCGAGGCCGAAAAGCTCGACGCCAAGCTGCGCCGGGTCCAGGGCCAGCACGCCCCGGTCCTGCGCCGCGCGGCCAACGACGCCGCGGAGGCCCGGACCGCGCTGGAACGCCTGGTGGACGAAAACCCGGACCTCTTTACCAGGCCCCGGACCCGGACGCTCCACGGCATCAAGGTCGGGGTGCGGACCACGCCCGCCGCGCTGTCGGTGCCGGACGAGGCCGCGACCATCGCCCGGATCGAGGACGTCTTGCCCGGCTATCAGGATCGCCTGATCCAGACCAAACGATCGGTGGTCAAGAAAAAGCTCTGGGACCTGGGCCGCTCGATGCCCGCGCAGCTCGGTGTCTCGGTGGTCGAGGCGACGGACGAAACTGTGGTCCAGCCGGTCGAGCGCGACGGGCTGAAGCTGGCCGACCAGCTCCTGCAAGCCG